AGGTGTTGGAGAGCAACCGCATTAGCCTTGCCGACCACACGGGCACAAAGATGGTCAGCATCTACCCGAAGGTGAACGGCAGCGTGAGTGATGCCGACATCGAGCGCGAGACCACAGCAGCCCACACAGCTGACCCAAGCGTACCGGTCCGCACCCGTGCCGAGGAAAGCGACCTGACTACCGACCGCCTTAATTGGGTGCTTGGTGCCACAATCGGCGTGAAGTTCAGCAAGCAGTTTGCACTGAGCAAGCAGGCGCAGAAGGTTAAGATGGTAGCTACCGACACGGCCATCCCCAACGACGACGAACCCGCACAAGGTGGTAACACTGGCGGCAACAACGGCGGCAACCAGCAGGGCGGGGAACTGGAGGGATAATTCACCATTGAACATTGAACATTGAACATTGAACATTGAGGGACATCCGATGAGGGTGTTCCTCTTTCTTATCAAGTAAATTTAATAACCCAAATTAAAAGGAACTATGAACGAGAAAGAAATCAGAGCCAAGTACGAGGCTCAAGTTTGTGCAACGCAAATGGAGTTTGACAGATTGATGTCAGAAATGAACACGGAGCAGACGCACCTCAATCATCCGTATTTGGATCGTGAGCGTGAGTTGGCAAAGCAGCGTGAACTTTTGGAAACGCAGAAGCAAGCCATCAACATTCAACTGAACCAAATCAAGGTTGAGCGTTTGGAGTTGGAGCAGAAACGCAAGGAGATAAACCGAGTGTTCCACGACCTCAAACATGACTTAATCATGCTGAACCCACGCGAAAACTACGCAAAGGAGAGCGATTAAGAATTTTTATATATCTTTAGATATATCCCAAAAACCCACGAAAAATAATTGATTAAATGTTTGCATGATATGAGAAAAGTATGTATCTTTGCCCTCGCTTACAACACGGTAGTTTGTCTACTCACGAGGGCCATGCGTGTAAAATTGTTGGCTAACAAGTCTTACAGCCAACGCTGCGCGTGGTAAGAGATACACTTTTTGGAAATGTTTGAGAAATCAAGCGATTGCCTTTGAGCGTAACATCTCTACCCCTCCGTGAGTAGCCGTGTTGTAAGCAGCGCAAAAAGGCAGTCGCTTTCCTTTGCCTACAACTTAAACATTTCAATCATGAGTAAGCAAAAAGAAAAGTTCCTCACGATTGAGGAAATGCGAGAAGTTCAGAACGCTTGGGCTATGATAGCCCGCAAGTTTGAAACCCGAATTGAAGAAAGGAGGGTAGCATGAGCGACCAGGTAAAGCCGTTAGTTGTGGAAGTTCCCGTAACTGACCCCGAAAGGCAAGAAGAGTTAATCATGGAGCGTTGCACCTTCGCCTTATTGGTGATGATGGTTGCAAGCAATTCTCTCGAAGACTTTCTGAAAGACAAGCCTGCCGAAGACCGAGCCTATTACGGCAAGGTGTGGGACAATCAGAAAGCCGTACCTGTTGGCATATTGTTTAACCGACCAAACTTTGAGGGCAAATGAAAGCGTTCTTTGAAATTATGATGGCCGACTATCGTAGCGAGGGCTTCAGTCGTGCCGAGTGGGTAAAATTTGGTATTATCGCCCCCATTGTTTACATTTTAATCACAGCAATAGTATGAGCGAAATTCAAGTTTTCAACAATCCGCAGTTCGGAGCAGTCCGGACTGCGGGCACGGCAGACGCTCCGATGTTCTGCCTTGCTGACGTTTGCAACGCTATCGGGATAACCAACGCCCGAAACGTTAAGAACCGATTGGACGCTGAGGATGTCCATTTGGTGGACACCCCTACCGCCGGAGGTACACAACAGATTACCTTTGTAACTGAAAGCGGTCTCTATGACGTAATCATCCGCTCGGATAGCGAACAAGCCAAGCCGTTCCGAAAGTGGGTAACGTCGGAAGTATTGCCAAGCATCCGCAAGCATGGAATGTATGCAACGGAAGCAACGGTCGAAAGTATGCTCAACGACCCCGAAAACGCTATCCTCATGCTCCAAGCCTACCAAAAGGAGCGCAAAGAGCGTTTGGCAGCACAGCAGGAGGTGGAGCGACTGGAGCAGAAGGAACTGGAGAACCGCCCGAAGATAGTCTATGCCGATGCGGTGGAAGGCTCTACGTCTTCATGCCTTATCGGTGAACTTGCCAAGATGATAGCACAAAACGGCTATCAGATAGGCGAAAAGCGGTTGTTTCAGTGGTTGCGCGATAATCATTACCTTTGCGCTTATGGTGAAAGGTTTAATCAGCCTTATCAGCAGTATATCGAGCAAGGGTTGTTCACGATGAAGCAGAACGTGTTCAGCGTGAACGGAGAAATGAGGACGCGCAATACTACGAAAGTCACGGGCAAAGGTCAGATATACTTCATCAACAAGTTTCTGAATGCTCCTGCGACGTGAGTAAACCTCTATCATATAAACACCCGACATATAGAGGCAGAAAACATATACCTTTTGCCAAAGAAAACATATACCTTTTGCCAAAGAAACATATACCTTTTGCCAGAGAAAGGTATAGGTTTCCTGAAAAAAGAAATATAGGTTGAACAATTAAAACGATACGACAATGAGTAAAGTTAAGTACAGAGTTCGGGAGTACAACCCGACGAGTGCCCAGCAGGGCAGCCACAGCTTCTTTGCCGAAGCAGTGATTAACAACGAGATCACCAACGCCGAGTTGGCTGAAAAGATTGCCGCTCGTACTGGCGTAAAGGCTTACGAGGTGACAACGGTCATCGCGGCCATCGCTGACATCGTGAGCGAGGAGGTGTTGGAGAGCAACCGCATTAGCCTTGCCGACCACACGGGCACAAAGATGGTCAGCATCTACCCGAAGGTGAACGGCAGCGTGAGTGATGCCGACATCGAGCGCGAGACCACTGCTGCCCACACGGCTGACCCAAGCGTTCCCGTCCGCACCCGTGCCGAGGAAAGCGACCTGACTACCGACCGCCTTAATTGGGTGCTTGGTGCCACAATCGGCGTGAAGTTCAGCAAGCAGTTTGCACTCAGCAAGCAAGCACAAAAGGTTAAGATGGTGGCAACCGACACAGCCATCCCCAACGACGACGAACCCGCACAGGGTGGTAACTCTGGCGGCAACAACGGAGGCTCGGAGCAGGGCGGTGGCAGTCAGGACACGGGCGGGGGGCTGGAGCCGTAAAGGAGAAATCTAATGGCGGCAGACGTGTCGCAAGTCGCATCGTAGGCCCCGGCCCTCTTTGCGGCGCAACCGAAGCCCGACTGTTATGATTATCGACACGGCGAAGACAACCGTGGGCGGCAGTCGGGCTACTTTATGGGGGTATTTTGGTTTTGATTGCTGATGGAAGGCAAGGAATCGTGCAAGCAGTCATGCTTTGAAATGGCAAAACAAATAAACGCTAAGGTTGTCAATATGACTCCCCGTGCTTCTTACCGCGCTGCGGCATAAGCACCTCGCGGGTGACTTGCGAAGGAACATAAAGGTCACGGCTCGTTTTCCGCGTTTTCTCAAAATGCGGTGGTGGAACGCTCGTCCAGCTATCTGGTCAGCCCCAACGCACGTAAAAAGTTTCTATAAGAAGTCAGTAAGACGAGGGTTCGACTCCCTCTACCTCCACAATCAAACCCATCGGTTTCGGTGGGTTTTTATCGTATCACATAATTAAAAGGAACTATGGGAGAAGTAAAAGCACCGGACATTCCATGTCCAGAGAAGAAGTTCGACTTCATGACTGAGGAAAGGTTGCACGAATTATTGAGCATCCTTTTGCCTCATGGTTACAGCCACTACGACGGCACATTCTACACGGGCGTTTCGCCTTACATCGGCAAAGAGCACAACATCATCACTATCGTTGCCAACGACCCGAACTGGTCGGGCTGTGTGTTCTCAATCTGCATGGATAAGTTCAGCGACAACGAAGACGAGGAAAACAGCCTCGGATTCTACAAAGGCATCATGAAGGTGATTGCGCCAGAACTTTATTGCGCAGACGATAAGTTCAAAGACGAAATGAACGTGCTCGACTTTGATTGGGCTGATGACAGCGTTCAAGAGAATGCTTTCCCCGTCGAAGTGAAGTATAAACCATTCTGAAAAATGAACGACCTACAACAACTTCAACAAGCCAAGGAGCAGTGCATCGCCGACTTGAGCGATGCACTTTCTAATTATGCCAACAGGCTGAACAGCATCGACGAGCGTCTGATGATTTATATCGAGGATGCGCTGTCGAACAATGCGAGTCATGCGAACCTGTATGAGCTTCTGGGAATCAGAAAGACGCTCCGACTGATGGACTCCTACGACCTCGACATTCCAAGGGCGCGACGGAAAATCACCGCCATAGAGGGGCAGTGGAAGGACGGGCGGCATGTGAAGGGCGGACTGAAATTCTCGACACCGCGAGGACAGCAGCACGTCCGACTGATGCCATTCCAGGTGTATGCCGAGTGCTCCATCCACATGTTCGTGACGGACGTTTGCATGGAGCGACCCTACTACGAGGGCGACGCGCTGCTGCCGTCGGAATGGGTAGGCGAGGACGGCATGGTATGGGACACGCGCAGGCTGATTCAGGAGGCGCACTGGTTCTTCACCCGTAAGAGCGGCAAGACGGAGCTGGGCGCGGCTGAGGACTTCACGGAGGTTTGTTTCCTCGGTGA